CCGGTGCTACACCATGCGCTGCGGTCGTTTCGAGCGTGTTCAGATTCTTGGTCAGGAGGGTGATCTGCCCGCCGAGCGGCGTCAACTGCAGGCTGCCGGCTTTCCATTCCTTCCGGAGCCCTTCGAACGCAAGCAGCCCGGTGCCGGCCGCGCCGGCCAAACCAACCAACGCGACGGACGCTGCAGCGGCGACCGGGACAAGGGCTGGCCCGAGCCCGACGATCGCGGTGGACAGCAGGCCGAGGTTCTTCTGCGACTTCTCCGCAGAGGCGTTGAGTTTGTCGACTTTCCGGGTGGTCTCGTCGAAGCCCCGTTCTTTAGCTACCGCGAGGACGTCGAAGGTGACTTTCTTGTCGGCCATCAGACAGCGCGAACCATCGTCTGGCCGGTGTCGTCAAGAGCACGCAGGATTTCGTCGCGGACCTTCGGGGTGTCCAGCAGCAGCGGTTTCGTGAACCAGCCCGGGGTGATCCGTTGCATGCGTGCTGGACGGTGCCCGTAGACGTAGTGGAATACGTAACCGTCATCCATGCGGTCCACATCCGCGCCGCGCCGGTCGCGTGCGGTAACGCGCACCCCGGCACCCTTACTAGGCGACTTGACCTGGGTGGTGAACCGTCCCGTAGCGACGCGTTCTGCGAGCCCACCCCGATGGGGCAGGATCTGGATCGCGCCTTGCCGCGCGGACTTCAGCAGCGGCCTCGCGAGGCGCCGCATAGCTTTCTGCAACTCGCGTCGCTCGATCTTGTCGGTGTCGCGGAGGACAGCGGAGAGCCGAGTCAGCTGCTCAGGCATCGACCGCCTCCTCTTGCGTCGTCTCAACCTTCGGTTCACACTCACCGGTGTGACTGCTCAGGCCCGACTGTTCCTCGCTATCGGCGTGGTCGTTGTCGTTGTGGCTGTGGTCGCGTGGCAGTGGCCGCTACTGACCGACTGGTTCAACACACTGTTCGGAACCAATCAGGGTTCGCGCTGACGGTGCGCTTCGGCGCGTTCTTCCGCCTCGATACGCCACAACGCGACCCACTCCGTGAACTCCACCGACGAAACCCACCGTTGGCATTCGGCGACGGACCGGTGTTTCAGTTCTCGGGTGAGCCGGAACCAGAGCCGCCGCTCAGGGCGGCACCGGAGTTTCCCGCCGCGTCCTCCACAGCCTCATCCGTCAACGCCGACAGTTCCACGACAGCGGCGACGACACGGTCCAGGGCGGCAGCGGACTTGTTCCCAAGCCGGCCCACATCGAACTCGTTGAACATGGGGTCGCCGTCGTCTTTCACGACAGCGAGGGACACCAGTTTCGCGCGGGAACCAGCCACCCGCAGCACACTGCCGTCAGGCTGCGGGCGGAGCATCGACGCGTCGTACTCGTCCCGCGCAGCCCCGGACAGGCCCTGCACCCGGACGACACCACCCCACTCCGGGACATCCACATCCCGCGTCGGCAAATCCTCAGCCTTGAAGATGTCGTCCTTCGACAGGTACGTCACGGGATCGCCACGCCGAAGCTGGTAGCAAGCAACGCGAACCCGATGGTGATGGTTTCCGCTTTCGTCCCATCGTTGTGGTTCGGGGACACCGCCGCAGCCTGAACCTTGTACACGTTCATCTTCTGCCCGGTGACGTCACCCTCAAGCATGATCGTGATGTAGCCGACGAGACGCGGGGTGATCAACGCCCGGATATCCACCGACGTCGACGACTCGTAGAAGTCCAGCGACGAGTCGTTGAGGGTGTCCATGCCGGGGATTTTCGTGATCGTGGTGGTCCCGAAGTCGGGAGTGTCGACGAACGCGGTGGTGACGGTGAACCCGTTCACGCCGCCGGTATCGATCACAGCGGTCATGTCGGTGCCGGCGTTCAACTCCAGCCTCGTGGGGGCGGAGATGGTGGCGATGGTCGGCACCCAGTAGTACTTCCGTGTGCCGGGGCCGATGTAGCGGACACCACCGAACGTCAATGCGGGGGTGGGCATTGGTGAACTCCCTTACTTCGGGCATCAAAAAAGCCCGCGGGCAGCGGGCTCAAGTGGACGGTGGTGGAGCGAAGGGTTTAGAAGGGGCCGAGGATCGCGACGGTGATGGTGGTGATAGTGCCGTTGTGCTTCAGGTTCACGAACCCCGTGGAGTCGATGAAGTTCTGAATGTTGATGTTGTCCAACGCGATGACCTTGAAGCTGGTCGCGGCCATCGACGACACGATCAGGGCGTCGGACCATTTCGTCGCGCCGGTCGGGACCGCCGGGGCCTGTGCACCCGTCGGGGTAACGGCGCCGGGGTTGTTACCGTCCAGCACCCACAGCGTCGCGGTGCCCGGGGTGGCGCCGTTCTGGTAGATCAGGATGTAGGAACCGCCAGACGCTGAGAACCTGTCCGCGGCGGTGACAGCGTTGAACGTCGGTGTGACGACAGTGCCGACGGACGGCTTCTGCGGGGTCAGGGTGGCCATCAGGTCTCCTCAGTTTCTTCCGGGGCCACGTCGGCCACCTCTTGTTCGGGTAGTTCCACATCCACCAACGCGGGCGGCTGCTCAAGTTCGGGTTGCGCTACCACCCACCCGGAGCCCGCGTAGCCCTCCACTAACTCGGGGGGGACGGTGTACGGCTGCCCCGGCAGGTCCGGGTGCGTCAACGTCACCCCCACCGTCCGCTGCTGCGCCACCAACTCCTCAGCGGCACGCACCACCGCAGCAGCAACGTCACGGTCGGTGAGGCCCACGTTCCGGGCATGCTGAAGAGCCCGGTCAAGGTCGTCGCTCATACTGGTCCCCTTCAGAGGGCGATGTAGGTGATCCGGAACGGGGCGAACACCTGCAACCCGTCGTTGTAGCCGACTTGCCGCCACGTCAACCCGGTCACACCCGGGTTCTGCCACGGTGTCTGCACATCACCGTTGACAGCGGTTTGCACAGCAGCGGTGATCCCCGCAACCGCTAAGCGCAGCGGTGAGAACCCGGCATCGACGGACCCGTCATAGGCGCCGGCGACGCAGTAAATGTTGAGGTCTTCCCGTTGCCCTTTGTCGAAGTCGCTGCGTTCAGCGGTGCTGTCCGCTGCGGTGGTTTCCCCCTGCGCCGCGGCAACAATGTCGTCGACACCCACCCACAGGGCGAGTGGTATCGGCCCGGAGGACGGCATCGGGCCGTCCACGATCGTCACCGCTGGTGTCCCCGCGCCGAGCCCCGGCGCTACGTTGAACAGGGCCACCAAGTGGTCGATCATGGTGGGGATGCTGCTGGTGGCGCTCACCAGAACACTTCAAGCGCGTACGGGGACAGCAGGTCAGCAGCGCGGGGTGGTATCCCGTAATCCCAGCCCGGGAGGGTGCGGAGATCGTCGGTGCCGCCGAACGGGACGGGGGCGTTCGCCCGCTGCGTATCCCACAAATGTTTGAGGATGATCGCGCATGCCTCTTCGATCCCGGCCGGTACCGCAGTGCCGAGGCCGGCGGTGTAGGTGATCAGGTAGTACGGGCCCCATGACCAGAACGGCAGCTGCAGTTTCCGGCGGATCACACCGGTGGTGTAGTCGATGTCCAGGTCGGTCAACGAGAGGGCTACCCCGTTGGAGGTGTCCGCGATCGACACCACCGACACCAATGGCCTGTACCTGACCGTCAACGTCCGATACCCGGTGCCGGCGCGGACGCGTTCGTTGGTGATCTGCCGGGTGATGATCGGGCCACCGGTGGTTTTCTCGATGTTCGCTTCGATCGTGGCGACCTTCCGCAGGATCTCCGCATCATTGACGGTGTTCGTTTGGGCGATGCCGAGCATGTCTTTCGCGTCCTGCAACGCGAGGATGTTCACTTCGAACGGGTCGTACACGTCGAAGTTCCCCACCGATATCCCGGTGGTGGACGCGACGGTCGCGGTCCACGTATACGGGTACATCCCGACTGGTGTCGTGTCGAGCACCGGGAGGTCTTGGTGGTATTGGCCTACCCCGTCGTGGGTGGGTGACGGATAGGTTTTCACGGTCCCGTCGGGTTGGTGAACGGTCAGGGTGATCGCGGACGCGTCAGCTGCAGTGCCGGTGCGGTCTTTGATCGTGGTGGAGACGGTGACCGACGCACCCGACGGGTACCGGGCCATGGTCTAGGAGACCGCGCTTTCGTATGCCTGCTCCCACAGCCGCCAACCCTCTTCGATCGTCCACTGCGAGGCCTGCTCACGGCCGGCGGCACCCATCTCCGCACGCAGGTCGGGGTCGTTCACGAGTTCCCGGATCCGCTCATACCATTCGCTGCCGGAGTTGACGAGGAACCCCGTCTTCCCGTCCACCACGTAATCGGAGTACGGGAGCCGGTTCGATGCGACGATCGGGATACCCAACGCACCCATCTCCAACGCCCGCAGCCACGTCTTCGCCCTGTTGAACGGGATGTCCGCGGAAGGTGCGACAGCGATGTCGAAGTCGATGTGTTTGTAGTAGTCACCGACGTCGGGTTCCCACCGCGTCCACCTGGACCGGGACCGGAACTCGGCGAGGAGCGGTGAGAAGTCAAACCCGATGAAATGCGTCTCCGTTGTGGGTTCGTCGTCGAGGACGTTGCGGAGACTGCCGGCGATTTCCACCATGTCGATTAGGTGGCTGGTGCCACCGGCCCACCCGATCGTAACCTTCCCAGGGTCAGGCTTCCTCGCCAGGGGCTGCTCGAGCAGGCCGGCCTTCACGTGGTTGGGGAGGATCCGGATGTTGTCGTTGTACGGCCGGATCGTGTCCGCGAGGTATTCGTTGGTGGTGGTGACCATGTCACACAACCGGAGGCAGCGGCGGACACCTTCCCGGGCCCGGTCGTCGAACAGGTGCGGCAACCCCGACGAGTCAACATTCAGCATGTCGTCGTCGACCTCGTACACGAGTTTCGTGCCCTGCCCGATGAGGCTTTCCAACATTCTCGCGCCGGCCTTACCGGCGGGGCGTTGGAACACGACAACGTCAACGTCCTGGATGTCACGGGGCCCCGGCATCCGGGAACCGGGCGGCAGTATCTGCGTGATGTGATGCGACCGGTCCTCGAGGTGCGTGAAGGGCAGCCAGATCCGGTAGTACGACGACCCGTCGTACGAGTGGGGTATGGCACCGATCTGCAACGTGGTCATGCGGTCGCTTTCTGCCGGGGCTGCCCGTAGGCGGCCTGCTGGTCATGGTGGTAGGCGATGTCGCGTTCCACCCGGCGGCGGGTGGCTGCCTCCGTGTCGACGGGGACGCGGATCACTCCGATGCCGCCCCACCGATAGGGGCCGGAGATGAACTCTTCGGAGTCGACATCGAGGGTGGCCCAGAACCGGTTCACTTGCACGAACGGCATTTCGGGGTGTTGGAGAATGTCGTGGAACCCGATCAGGCCACCGGGGCGGACTAGCGGCCCATACATTTCGTAGTCGGCTTTCACGCCGTCGTAGGTGTGGTCACCGTCGATGAACAGCATGTCCGGGCGCCGACCATCCAGGACTGTCTGCAGTCGTTCCAAAGTCGACTGGGCGTGGGAGTCGCCGCACACGATCGGGCACCCCAGGCTGTTCAGCCGGACGGTGTCCTCATGCCCTTCCGGCGGGAGGTCGACCCCGACAACGTCGGGGCAGATCTGCTGCCACGCCCACAACGTGCCCCCGTCGAACGACCCAACCTCGACGACCAGGTCCAGCGGGGCGAGGTCCATGACGAGGGCGAGGAACGGCCCGAGTTCGCCTTCCTTCTGGATCGCGCCGTGTTCTTTGATTGCGGTACGGGCGATCGCCAAAGGGTGCATCAGTGGTCGGACTTCTTCGGCTCAGGCTTCGGCTCTTCCGCCTTCGCCGGCTGCTTCTTCTCCGGCTTGGCGTCTTCCTCGTCACGCCGGCGTGGGTCGTAACCCTCATGCGTGTCGTAGTCAGCCACAGTCGCCTCCTGGGGT